ATCTATTACCATATCGGTGCTATCGAACACCGGTTTGTCCGGTTCTATCTGTTGTTTAGATCCACCGGTGATACCATCTTGTGCTGACTCTTCAGCATCAAATAACATCATCTTTGATCGATCGATGCCAATGATGAATCGTTTAGGATTGTCGGTACTTCCCCAACGGTTCTTCAACTGTTTGACCATAAGCTGACCGACTTTTTCAAGTTCTTCTGTTGAGATGAGGGCAAACATAAAGTCAGCAGTTGCAGGTAGACCGAACGATTCAGACGTATCGGTTAGTTCGACATCAGAGTTGCCATAACCAGAACGAGTCGTCTGTGTGGCCGACATGACTGGAACATTGAATTCCATAGCAAGACCACGTAGTTCTTCAGCGATAGATTTGATCATCGTATAAGAGTTTATGTTTGCTCCGCCCTTGAGTCGAGCGCTTGTACAGATATTCAAGTAATCGATAAAGATAACATCGGGTGTGAAGTTTTTCTTCAAACGAAGTTCATTCAAGAGGTGCCGAAAGTGATTTGCACTCGCAGAACCAGTTGGGTATTCTTTGATGATCAACTTACCTGAAGTTATATCTTTAAGCTTCTCAACTTTCTTTCGATAACTTGTGTGATCGAGCAACGCTAGACTATCAAGCGTGACTTGCATAAGATTAGCATCGATGCGTTCTGCGATACGCTCTTCAGCCATCTCCATCGTAATGTAGAGAACGTTCTTACCTGACATCAAAGAAGCCGATGCGCAGTGAGTCATGAACAGGGTCTTACCGACACCGGTTCCGGCCAGAGCGATCGACAACGACTTCTTGTTCAGGCCACCCTTCGTGATCTTGTTGAAATACTCAAGGTCGAACTCCAACTTCTCCTCTACGCGATGGTAGAAGTCGAAACGTTCCTCGTAGTTCTCGAGGAAGTCGTGGCCGATGTTTGAGTCAAAGCTTACACCAAGTGCCTCGCTCAATAGTTGTGGGATGGAACCCTTGTCGAGTTCCTTTACCTTACCGTCAAGAACTAGGATAGACTGACGAACCGCGTTATAGATCGCCCTGTCTTGACAGAACTTTTCGGTCGTGTTGACCAACCAATCCATGTCGGTCTTTTCGTCGTAAGACATATCGTTAACGGCAGTCACGATCTGCTTATAACGTTCCTCGTTTAGGTTACTGGACTCGTCGATAGCGAGTTTTAACGCAGTCTTTGTTGGGATACCGTTGTATTTGTCAATATAGCCCTTGATTGTGGTGTAGAGAAACCTTTCGTTTTGATCTTCAAAATAGTCTTCCCTCAGAAAGGGAAGCACTTTGCGAACATAGTCCTCGTTATGGACCATGCTCGCTAAGATTGTTTGCTCTATCATTTAAACTTCATTCATCCTCATCATCAAACGTTTCAGGCAAAGAAGCATCTCCGCCCATGATGTCACCATGGGCGACAGTATACTTTTCTTTAATATATCCCGCAAAGTTGGTAGTGTCAAACATTTTCTTCCAGAACTCACCGTTGTTAGTGATTTCTTTTGCTCGATAGAGTTTTTCAGACAAGACTTCACCAGTATCTGGATTAACTGCTTCGTACCAACCGACCTTAGGCTTACGAAGGAAACCACCCTCTTCGGCGACATCCATGAGTCCGGACCATTTTGCGATACCACCGTCGAACATAACCGTGATCGGGATCTTTGATTTCTCACGAACATGTCGAGACTTTTCGATGTTGATCACGAAGTGATAACCAGTGATTTCAGTGCCTTCTTTTTCTTGCTGACGACCAAGGACCCAAATGTTGTCTGCCGACAGATAGATACCGGTACCACCAGAAACAATCGCCTTGGGATAGAGACCTTGTTCCATGTAGATGTGGTTCACAACGACCATCGGAATGTCTTTCAGGTTCAAGTGAGGAGTAACGATACGGAACAGAGACTTGATCTGTTTAGCTCGAGACATATCCGCAACTGACTTACCGTCTGCAGCATCATCGACTTCTTTCTTCGAAGCAAGGTTGCCGATAGAATCGAGAACGATCATCACGTGATCTTTCTTCTCGATGGCTTCGAGTTGCTGAACGATGTCGAACTTGAGTTCTTCTACGTTGGTAAGAGGTGTGTGAACGACTCGTGACATGTCGATACCGAACGATTCAAAGTATGCTTGAGGCGTACCGAATTCCGAGTCATAGAACAAGATAACCGCATCGTCATACTTCTTCTGATAAGCTGCAGCCATCAAGAGAGCGAATGCGGATTTGAAGTGTTTAGATGGACCAGCCAACACCAAGAGACCTGGAAGAAGACCTCCGTCTACTTGTCCAGACAACGCGACGTTGACCATTGGAACTGATGTGCTGATCATTTCTTTTTTACCGAACACCTTCGAGTCAAGCAGCGGTGCGGTAAGTTTGATTGTTGACGCCTTTACGAGTCTATCGATTAATGACAATTATTCTTCTCCTGTGCGAATGCGATCGAGCTTGAGTTTGAATTCTTCGATCTTCTGTGCCCGATTGGGCCATTTGATCAACTCTTGCTCTGGATTTTTTGACAAATTTGTAAGCAGTTTATTGATTGCGCTATGCATACGTTCTAACCGGTCAGCCATCTCAAAGACTTGACTAGTTAGAGATTCGATTTGTTGATTGTAACCTGAAATTTCCTCAGTGTCAACTGTGGAAAAACCAAAGTCATCTTCGAATGTGTCGTGAGTCTTATCCAAAGAATTCCTCCAAGTTATTCGTGTGTTCGAGCTGCCAGTTGATAGCATCTGAGACCAACTTCAGTGGTTCTTTGAAAGTCTTATCGAACTGTTGATTGTAGTCGATCTGGTCGTGCAACTTCAGTTCTTTCGGTAAGAAGTTGGGGAACGAGATGATGTTCTGGTTAGTGTGGTTTGGCATCTTGAGGTAACAGAACTTAACTTTGTTACCGTTCTTCAGTTCTTCGCCACGGATCTTGAGTGCTTTCATGTAGTGGTTGTAAAGGATAGCGCCTCGAACATGAATAGGGCAACCCTTCTTGAACATAGTGTGCTTATCCATCCACTTGTCGATCTCACTCACACCTCGAGGAAACGAAACCTGTTCAGGTTCGAGTTGTTTGAATACTTCATAAAAGTCAGCAACGAACTTCTGTAGATCTTTTTCATTGCCGGAAAGCATGATACGATAGGCTTCTTTGAACTTAGTACGAACCACTTGAGGTGTAGAAGACTTAACGGCTTCAATGCCCATGATCTTCAGTTTTGGTTCAGCGTATTGAACACCTTCTGAGTTGTGGACGTTGAGGATGTATCGTTTCTTTGCAGTCCAAATACCGGCATCAGCGATTGCTTCTCGCTTCATGGCCATGGTATTTTTGAACGCATTCTGTTGATCAAACATGATCGCATAAGCATCTTCAAGAACTTTTTCAAACTTCTGATCACAAGCTTTATCGAGGAACGCGATTGGATCCTTCGGTTTCACTTGCTTAATCATCGGTTCGAACTTCACATACAGCGAGTCGGTATCCATGTAAATCACATAGTCGATTGCTGTAGTGTTCATGATCTTGTTCATGGCTTTGTTCATGTACTTTTCAGCCCAACGAATCGAAAGCTGGCCAGAAAGAGTGATACCCTCGGCGATGCGAATGTCGAAGTACCGGAAGTATTTATTACCCAAAGCGCCATAAAGCGAGTTCATAAGAATTTTAATTGCTTGCTGAGAGTTGTCGAGTTGGTTCATCTCACGCTTAAGTGATTCATCATGAGTTGCTTCGTACTTCTGTTTAACGCTGATCATGTTCTTCTTGATCGCTTTACGTTCAGCGTAGTATGCTTCAATGATCTCGGGCAAGAACCCTTGCTTATCCTTACGGAACATAACACCATTCGCCGCAACAGCGTAATTTAAGTCTTTGATTTCTTTGGGTATAGTCATACCGTTCAGATAAAAATCAACATCGTTTGGCATACTGTATGGACAGTTGGTGACGATAGTTTCTGGCGACATGTTGTATTGAACGATTGTCATGGGATACAGCGAGTTCAGGTCGAATGAAACCACCCATTCATGTCGACCCACTACAGGATCTTTCACGTAACCACCAGGATATTCTGGACGAAACTTATCTTCCGATGGTGGAATGACGATCTTCTTTTCGCTCAGATAACGATAGATGATTGAGTCCCAGATCGCAGTCGTACCAAGGGTATCAGGATAGTTTACTCCACCCTTATATGCGATGATCAAAGCAAGTTCAAGAAGTCCAGCTTGTTGTTCGATCTTATCAACAAGAACAACGTCTCGAATGTTATAGTCGATAAACTTCTGGTGATCATTTTCATACAAAGCGTGCAATGAACCGTGTTCTTCATATGAGAGCTTACGTTCTCCAAGCAATACGTGAGCGATGTGATCGAGTGAATACGACTCTTGAGGACCATAGACGTATCCAAACTTTTGAAACAGATCCATGTAATCGAGTTGCATCACACCGTAGATCTCATAAGCGTCAAGGGATTTACCCTTCACGTTGATCTGACGATAGTTAACAATGTTCCAAGGCGAAAGCTTCTTCGCCCAAGCTTCGTCGAGGATCTTAGAGATACGATTGACGAGATACGGAATGTCGAAGAGCCTGACGTTCCAACCAGTGATCACATCGGGATAATGTTCTTCCCAATATGTCAAGAACTTCATCAACAACTCTTTCTCATCCGAACACTTGACGTAACGAACCATGCATCCTTCAGGAATGCCAGTGGCTTTGCTTGCGTCATACGGCTT